TTCATTTGTAAGATTTTTTACATTTATCGCATTCACATGAAATCCATATAGAATACTTGCACATTTCATTCTTCGCTGGTGTTACTATTTTTAGTGGATATTTTATTGTGTGTTGCATTTCTATATATTTTTAATTGTTTTAAGCTTTCGTTTAAACTTATTGTATCTAAGTTGTAACCTTTTTTTATTAAGTATAGTTCAAAATTTTTGTCGTATATATTATTCATTTCCTTCATTTAATACTTCTTCTAGTTGAGACCATACAACTGTGTCGTCGTGTTCAGTTAAGTAATCGTATAAGCAAGCGTAAGCTGCTTGTGTGATATTATTTGGTCGGCTAAACAAATCATGCTCAAGGTAATGGTAGTCACTATTGTTTTCGAGTATAGCATCACAATCTGCGTAATAGATAACTGAATTGTCAATATATGCATGCATGTACTCGTAGAAATCATCGTGGTCGTTTATTTCTCCACCGTGAAAAGCATTCCATACTTCGTCGTTGAATTCTTGTTGTAGTTCGTTTAGTTTGTTATTGTATTGCATGTTATTTATTTTTATATTCAATTATATTATCACTTATTGTTTTGCTTTGTAACGTATTTATAAGATATTTTGTTTGATTTTTGGTAAATTATTGTGGTTCCATAAATTGCCCTTAGAATGGCTTCTTCTTGTTGTTGAGGTCTTACGCTTAATTTGTTTCATAGACTCATTAAACTCGTCCTGTGTGAATCCTTGGATGCTGTTGTAGCCATTTTCTTTAATCCATTTAGAAGCGTTAGCTTTTTTCTTAGCTTCCATGTATTCTTTTAGTTCTTTCATATTAGTAAAAATCTTGTCTTATCCAGTTGTTAATAATTCTACTTACTTTTAGTCTATCAGTTCTATCTAACTTTAAGAATTCTTTGTCTTGTCCCCAACCATGTTTGAGATAGTTATGGTTTTTGTAGATATTGTTTGCTACTTCGTTGTAATTTAATGTATTCATAATTTTGTATTTTAAGTTAGTAATTTATTTGTGGGCTTTCATTAGTTAATATTGTAGAGGCAACTAATTCTATAAAACTCTCATTTATATTATCACAATTGTTTTAATCTTGTAACGTATTATATTTGTTTATCATTTCTTTTAGCGTGTTAATATCTCGGTGTATTTCCATTGATTGAACAATTCTATCATTGTCGAAGCATAGTTCATATTCTTTATATAAGTTGTCTAACACTTCTTGAAAACTTTTGTTAAGATTTCCATCATTCATTAACACTCTTTCTTGTACTTCTTTTTGAAGTCTTTTCATTCTTAATTCTTTCATATTATTTATTTTTTTAGTTTAACATTCTTCTACTTTCAAAATGTTTTCAGTTCCGAAATGTTTAATTACATTTTCAATTGTTTCACTTTTCATATACTTAATCCAATTTCTTGCATTTCCTTCTTTATCTTTCCAACTTTGTACTTTAGTTACTTTAAACATTTTCATATTCTTATTTATTTAAGTTTAATAATTCTTTTTCACAAATCTTTATCTCTTCATTTATTTTATTAGATAACTCTTCTTTACTTTCATTCATAGATTTTATAAATCTCTTTTCCATTTCTCTTTTTCTTTGTGTGTAAAAAGTTATTTTGTTTTCTTTAGTAAATGTTTGTGGAAATCTCATATTATATTATTTTTTAATTACACTTATATTATCACATTGTATATAAGTTTGTAACGTATTTTTATTAACAAATAATACAAAATTATACCTTTTTAGAATTTTATGTAATATATATTATATAAGTTAAGTATTTTAATAACAATACGAAGAAATTAAGTATTCTTTGAATATAATGTGATAAAAGTTATTAGTTATCAATAATAATGCAAACAGTTATAAAGCAATCACACAATGTTCAAGAAAATACACATTTAAATAAAAATAATGTAATAGATTAAGACATTAACTAACAATGTGGTGATAAAGTAACAATATAATCGCAATATAAACAATGATGTTGGTTATTAAAGAGTTACAATCGATAATAATGCATAGAATGCTGTAAAACATTGATAATAATACGATATATAGCCGCATACGTTGCACATATGGCTTTAAATATAACGTTTTATTGCTAAATATGTAATGCAACACATTACTTCTTTATTTGAATTACTAATTAAAATGATACCCGCATACGTTATATATGCGTTTATGATATTTCGCTACCTTATGGACACGTAAGACTATCAATCTTATGTTAGGGCTGCTCATCAGGCAGGTGTCATAGTCGCATTGCCTAGTTCCTTTCAGATACCACCTAGGAAGTGGTTGAGACAGTGAATGTACAGGTCGTTGCATCATTCGTAATAGATAGGCTCCCTGTAACCAGTAAGGACGGGGAGTCTTCTATATTAAAACTAAACAGAGTAAATTAACATAAATTAAATTAAATCAATTACTATGAGTACAGAGAATCAAACAGAAAAGAAAGATCCAGTAATCACAATCGGTGAAAAAGAGTACAAAGCTTCAGAACTAACAGAACAGCAGCAAACTATGGTAAATCATGTATATGACTTACGAGGTAAGATTGCTAATGCGCAGTTCGGGTTAGAGCAGTTACAATTTGCAGAAGCATCGTTCTCTAAAGAACTAGTTGCATCGGTAGAAGCTCCTGTAGAGGAAGTGGAGACCGAAGAGGTTACTGACTAAAACCTACTACATATGAAAGCAAAACGTCCGAACGCACTTAAGTCGATCTCTCCTTTAACTAGGAAGGATGCATGTTATCACAAAGTGAAAGCACAATACAAAGTATTCCCGAGCGCTTATGCGTCGGGCGCAATTGCTAAATGTAGAAAAAAACGAAAATAATGAAGTTACCTAAAAACGGAGTAGCAAAAGAGATCAGGCATTATGCTGGGTCTCTATTTATATTTTTATTAATAATGTCGATTATCTTCATATTAATGAAATATCCTGTGTTAGAAACTAACAAGGAAGTTGTGATGATGTTAATAGGTACTATATCTGCCTCTATTGGTTTAGTAGTGTCTACTATAACTGGTTCAAAACCGGATGACATAAACGCACTTAAAACAGAAATAGAGAAAAAGAGTAATCAAATAGAACAGCTTGTTGCGGCTAAGGATAACTTAGAGCACATGATCATTGATCTGCAAAAGCAAATCTTAGATAACCAAGATGCGGTTATGGATAAGATTATACTTAAAGCAGCATTGGATTTTGACGACAGAGCAGCAGCTGCAAAAGAATTAAATAAAAAGTAGGCTATGGCTATATACTTAGGGAATACATTATTAACAGGGGGCGGGAGCGGTTCAAGCGGAAGTACCACAGGCGCTATAGTAGGGACAGTTGCCCCACTTGAAGTGGGTGGTTCAGATTCTCATACTGATGAATACGGTGGGACTTGGATTAAAACGGGAGTTGTAGGATCTGCAACGAGTTATCCAAATGCAGCTGCTAGTTTCCAGTTAAATGGGACACACTTAGCTACATCGTACAATCAAAATTACACCACGCAGGTGGAACTACCTCACTTTTACGCAACAGTTAACGGAGGACAAGACCTTTCTCTATATTGCTATACAAAGACTCAAATAGTGGCTGCAGTTGCAGATAGAACACTAACTACGGCTCTATCTCAACCTAATTTTAGATCTAGCGGCCACTCTGATTCAGGAATGAGGAGTAATGGTCGATTGATATCTGCTGCTTATAACGACACTATAGAGATTACAGTTTACAACGACAAAGCTCAATCTTTTTCAATAACCAATTCTGTTGTTAGAGCTTTTAAAGATGTTGGGGGGACTAACTTCTTTTTTGGGGTAAGAGCATTACCGACCGTAACGACAAACCCTTTTGCTACTACAGAACCAGTAACAAGTGTTAATATATCAGCATCTAACTTTGATTTTGACTCGTCTAGCCCGGCTAACTCTATAGTAGGCTTAGCAGCTCATCCAACAGACGGATCTTTCTATGCTCTGGTTAGTGCATCTACAAATACAAATGCACGAGTAGGTGATGATGATGCGTGGATAGTTCAGTTTGATATGACCTCTTCTGGAGCTACTAGTAATTTTAGCATTGTTAGTGGGGCGAAGATTGCTGAGTTTTCCACAGATTACAGAGCCGCTGTTACGGCTATAGGAATATACGGAGGATCTTTAGTTGTTCATGCCACTGTGAATCAGTGGACGGCAAACTCTCCATCCAATTCCAACACTATTATTCTTCAGTACAATTTAAGCACAGGAACGCCTTTGGCACCAATATCTCCAGACATAACACCAACAATTTCAGACGCTGGATTTGACTGGTATATAGATAAAGGGATGTGGACTTCTGATGATTACCTTATGGTTCTTAATGATTACAGTAGTAATCGCGGAATGTTGTCATACAATAAGATAGTTGGTGGAGGAGATAGCTTGTACCTGCAGAATGATGGATCCATATCTACAGCCCTAACATCTAGACCAATATATATAAAAGTTAATTAATATGAGTTACACACCAGAAGAACTTGCTAAGATCTGGAGAAACGGAGAATTGTCTGCAACAGACAATTTTGTTATCATTCCAGACTATCCAAAAAGAGATGAATATATAACGTATAGAGAAGAGCTTAGGGATTGGCCTTCAACGTCTGACTTCCCAGGAAAAAGACCATCAATGACTCCTTACGAAACAGTAGTTTTAGATGACAATGAGGACGGATACGATTATCAAGCTGACTCAAATGGCGGTGCGTAAAACAAAATCCGGCGCTAATCTTAAACGTTGGTTTAAAGAAAAGTGGACGGATGAGAAAGGTAATCCGTGTGGCTCTGCAAAACGTAAAGGTGTAAAGAAATGTAGACCATCAGTTAGAGTCAGTAAGAAGACTCCTGTAGCATGGTCACAGATGACTGCAGCTCAGAAAAAGAAAGCTGTTGCAGAAAAGAAACGCACAGGTATGGGGAAACGTACTTCCTCTATAAGAAAGAAAACTAAAAAAAAGTAATATGTATAATAAACCACTAAAAAGAGCTCTTAAAGGTAAACAAGAAAATTTACCTGATTTCTTAAAAGAAAAGATTAAAAGCGCAGGACCTTTAAAAAGAAGATTTTGCGGAGGTAGTTCTAAACCATATAAAAAATAACATTATGTCAGAAGATAAAAAACCAAAAGTAGACAAGCCAGTAGCTAAGCCAGCACCAGTAAAACCACACGTGGACATTAGATAATGGCTAAACAAAAGCTATCTCCTGCGGCAAGAGCTGCTAAAGCAAAGAGAGATTTAGCTTATGCTAAAACACCTCGACGCCGTAAGATGAAAGCTGAATGTCAAAAAGCTCGTCGTGCGGCTTTAAAGCGCGGCAAGAGTATAAAAGGAAAAGATTACGATCACAACACAGGAAGTTTTGTATCAGTAAGAAAAAACAGAGGTGGCTTCGGGAAAGGCACCAAAAAGTATAATACCAAATAATCATGGGAACAGCATCACCAAAGAGAGCTGCGTCATTCGTAAGTAAACACTCTCCACTAACTAAACGTAAATCTAACGCTCCATCTAGGAAGAAATCTAAAGGCTATTATGCCAAGGTTAAGTCTGGTAGCGGTACGGGAAGCAAAGCGGGCGGTGGTATGACAGCTAAAGGTGTGGCTAAGTACCGAAAAGATAACCCTGGTAGTAAACTAAAAACAGCAGTAACTACACCGCCTTCTAAATTAAAGAAAGGAAGTAAGGCTGCTAAACGGCGCAAAGCATTCTGCGCAAGATCTAAAAGCTGGACCTCAGAAAGAGGTAGAGCGGCTAGACGTAAATGGAATTGCTAAAATAATATAATTAATTCAATCAAATCAAATGGCAGTACAATTCGGATCACCCTCAATTGTTAAAGAGCTTAGTTTTAAGAAAGAAGCTAAGTCGAAACTAATTGCAGGCATCGACAAATTAGCGGAAGCAGTAGGCTCAACACTTGGAGCTTCCGGAAGAACGGTCGTTTTAGAAGACGACTTTGGTAACCCTCACGTAACAAAAGATGGGGTTACAGTAGCAAGCTATATTAATTTAGACGACGCAGTGGAAAATTTAGGCGTTACTATGTTAAAGCAAGCGTCCAAACAAACCGCATCTAAAGCTGGTGATGGAACTACTACATCAACTGTGCTTGCACAGGCAATCATACATAAATACATTGATCTACTGGGTGAAGATTTTTCATTTAGAGATATCAAGAATGGTATTGCATCTTTTACCGAATTTGCTGTAAAAGAACTAAACAAACGATCTACTAAAGTAGATGAGAAGCGCCTTAATCAAGTATCTCGCATTTCAGCGAATAATGATAAAGAGCTTGGGGATTTTATTGCTAATGCTTTTAAAGCTGCAGGTG